CGGGCTATTTAACTTTAGCGAGATAGAGAACAACAGACAGCTTAAATATCCGTTTTATCCTATAACGGCGGGCATCAAGCTAAGCGATAAGAAGCTGCAAATACCCCANAGGCAAGTNGGGGANATAAGAATACTTTCCGTTGACATTGCNCTNATGGCGTCGTCAAAGCACAAGAACGATGCTACCTCTATATTTATCAATCAGGTATTTAGAACAAGCAGCGGCAAATGTATCAATAATATCGTTTACACGGAAAACAATGAGGGGTTAAGAACCGATGCACAGGCGCTTCAAATTAGGCGCCTTTTTAATGACTTTGAGTGCGACCATCTGGTAATTGACTGCAAGGGCTTGGGTTTAGGCGTCGTAGACGCGCTTCTGGCGGACATTTACGACCCGCTGACCGGAGAGACATATCCCGCATTGTCCTGCTGTAACAATGAAGACATAGCCAAAAGATGCTTGGTTAAAAACGCTCCGAAGGTTATTTGGGCGATACAGGGAAGTGCGGATTTCAATTCCCGCTGTGCTGTTATACTGCGCGAGGTTTTTAAGCAGGGGCAGATTAAGCTGCTTATTCCCGACTTTGACATGGAAGAAACTTTGGCGGATTTGCCGGGCTACAACAAACTAAGCCCCGCCGACAAAATCAACTTACAGCTACCGTATGTCCACACATCGCTCTTGGTTAATGAACTTATCAATTTAGAGCATGAGATAAAGGGCAATGTGATTAAGGTCAAAGAGAAGTCCGGGATGAGAAAGGATAGGTACAGCTCGCTGTCCTACAACATTTTCGTTTCAAAGCAAATTGAACACGAGCAGAACATAGAAAGGGCAAAGCGGACGGGCGGCGGCTTTGTTATGAAATTTACGCCGCCGAAAATCAAGTAAAGGAGGTTGACTTGCATGTCTATAAAAAATTTAGAAAGAGCGGAAAAAATTGATAAATCTTATGCTGACGTTATCAAGGACGACGGCTTTAAGATGTTTTTTGCAAAGGAACTTACGCGGCAAATGTTGTTTAATACAAAGCAGTCAACCTCCGGCGGTTCGGAGGTGTTTTCTAAGTATTCCAAGCAACAGATTGTAGATTGGCTGCAAAACCCCTCGGCGAACGAAAAGAACCTTCGTAACGCTTCCGTATATATGTTTCTTTCCTCAATGCACTATCAGCGGCTGATTGTTTTTTATTCGAGTATGTTGCTCTGGAAGTATGTCATATCGCCGGTGCAGTTTGAGGGGGTTGAGGACGAGGGCGGGAAGGAGTCTAACATAGATTCATTCAGGCGGAATTATTTCAAGGCCGCAGGCTCGCTTGAAACGATGAACCTTCCCGATATGATGCGGATTATTCTGACTTCGGTACTGCGGGAGGGCATTTACTACGGTGTGCGGTGGTTTGATAAACAGACCTCATTCCTTCAAAAGATAAACCCCGACATCTGCAAGCTTGCCTTTGTACAGGACGGGGTCTTCCTTTATAAAATCGACATGAGCAAAATCAAGGAAGAGGATTTGTGGAAGTACCCGAAACAGTTTGAGGGTATGTTTGCCGCCTATAAAAAGGATAAGGAGAAGTGGCAGGAGGTTCCGTCGGAGATTTCTATTTGCTTAAAGGCGGATGCAAGCATAGTTGAATATTCGGTGCCGCCGTTCGCGGCGGTTATGCCGCAGCTATATAAGATTGCCGACGCGGAAAGTAGAGCGGAGGTTTCCGCCGACATGGATAACTACAAAATGATTACCGGCAAGGTGCCGACCGACGCCGACGGAAACCCGCTTATAGGTTATGATTTGGTGGAAAAGTATTACCGACAGATAGCGGGCGCACTCGGCTTAAATGTCGGGCTTGCGCTTTCTCCGTTTGATATGGATTCTTTCAATTTCGAAAAGAGCGGCACTACGGCCGACATAGACCATGTTCAGCGGACTGTAGCGAATTACTGGCAAACGGCGGGAACGCCGGGGCTGTTGCACGGAATATCCAACAACACCGCCGGAGTTATGAAGCTTGCAATTAAAAGCGATGAGTCGTATCTGTTCGGCATCATGGACCAGGCGGGGCGGATGATTAACCGCATATTGAAAATGGAGCTGTCGGGCAAATACCGTTTTAAAATTACCTTTTTACCGATGACCATATTCAATGCCGAAGAAATGATAGCAAGGTATAAAGAGGCGGCGTCATTCGGCTTAGCAAAATCATATTATGCGGCGGCCGTCGGCGTTCCGCAGTTTGACATCGGAGGCTTAGGCTTTATTGAAGATAAGATTTTGAAGCTTGACGAGGTTTTAAAGCCGCTTAAAAATTCACACAGTATGCCAAATGACGGCGCGGGCAGACCGCTTTCTAATGATGATGATTTAGACGACGCCGGCGAATCGACAAGGGCAAACGACACCAACGCAAACAGATAAGGAGGTAAGGTATGTTTGTAAAAATTTTTGATGAAGCCGCCGCGCTTAAACTAAAAGAGCTCGGCTTTTCATACACAACGGAAAGAATAAACAAAAAACAAAAGCTCTATTGCTTTGCTGCAACACCGGAATTCTTAACGACCTTTGAAGCACAGTTAAAAGAGATTAAAGAAAATTCCGCTTTTGTATGCGAAGGCAATATGAGGTTTTAAGGGAGGTAGGAGTTGAGCGAAAAATTATTAAATATGCGTGTAGATTTCAACGCGAAAATCAAACCTATACGCCCGATCAACAAAGGCTTTACGTTATGTAAGTGTTATGTTCTGGCATTAGGCAAGAATAGGAACAAGTCCAATATAACCGAGGAAGTTGTCAATGACGCACTTTCGACGCTATACAATATTCCCGTTGTCGGGCACATTTATGTTGACGAGAACGGCAAATATTTTATGGGCGGGCATGACGTTAAGCTCGAAAGAGATAAGGACGGCAAATTCAAGTTTCAGGTATTAACGGTTCCTTACGGAGTTGTTCCGGAAACCAATAATGTGAGTTTTGAAGAAGTTAAAGAAGCAAGCGGCGAAACTAAAACTTATGTGACGGCAGACATTATTCTTTGGACGGGGCGTTATCCGGAGCTTGGCGAGACAATCTATAACGAGAATTTATTTTGGGGACAGAGCATGGAGATTGAGGCTTTGGAGGTATCGCGCAGCAAGGATGATAGTGGCTTTGTCGATATAAACAAATTTGCTTTTTCCGGCTTGTGCTTGCTCGGGAAGTCCGACGACGAAAACTATCATTACGAGCCTTGCTTTCCCGAAGCGAGGGTAGAGCCGTATAGGTTCACGATAGATGACGGTTTTGCGGCAAGGTTTGAGGACATGAAAAAAGAATTAGCTTTATGCTTTAGTAAAGGAGGATATGATGTGAAAGACGAAAAAAAGGATGACGCAATTAAAAAGGAAACTGTGGGCTTTAAGATAGAATCGGAGCCCGCACAAAAAGAAACAAAAGCCGAAACCATACAAACAGAGCCGCCCGCAGAGGCGGTTTTTCAATTCGCCGCTACATATAACGGCAAGCGTGAGGCAATAGGCACGGCACTCGGCGGTATGACCAAAAGCACAGACGAAGCATTTTTGAAATACTATCTTGCGGATTTTGACGAGAAGTATGTTTATGTCGAGCAGTTGTTTGCGGATTCACAAAACCCGGACGGTAAGTGGACAAAGGGCAGAATGGCTTATTCCATGAATGCAGACGAAACGGCGGCTGTAAACGAGGCAAGCTTTGAAACAATGCTTGTCAAGTGGATGACGGTTCCGGAAGCGGCGGCGCTTGAAAAGCAGAGAGAAGACCTTGCAGCACTCACGGCTTATAAGGCTGAGCATCAGGCGGCGGATAAAAAGCGCGGCTTTGAAACTGTGCTTGAGGAGTTTTGCGATTTACACGATGATGAAGGCTTTAAGGAGCTAAAAGGGAAAATGCTGAATTTTTCCTCGGAGGACGAGCTAAAGAAAGAGTTATTTGCAATGCGCGGAATGAAAGTCAACGCGCAGCCAGAGATGAAGTTTGCAGTGGGCGAGGTCAAGCAAAAAACGGCCAAGCAAGAGTTGCATGACGAGTTCATGGACACTTACTTAAAAAAAGTATAAAGGAGAGAAAAAAATTATGGCTATGAAAAGATATGCAGTTGTCCGCACGGACAACATGATGGGCACAAAGGTAGGGAGCTATCTCGTTTCCTTGAGATATCCCGCCGAAATCGAGAATGGTAATGTTCTTAGGATAGGAGCGTTGGAGGATGGCAGCAGAGAGGTTTATGGGGCCGATGTACCGGGTGCGTCTACGCCTATAAGAGAGTTGGCTTTAATAGCAAGCGAGGAAATTATAAAGGATGTAAAATCGCACGATGTTGTTGAGTTTATCAACCTGCCTGACACGGTATTGCGTGGGTACAAATTTGCAACCAATGACATTTTTTCGGTTTCGCCTTTGGCATTAACGGCGGATTCGGCTACCCCGGCAATCGGACAGTATGCGTGCATAAATGCAAACAGCAAAATTAAGCTTGCCGCCGCATCGGAAGGCACCGCTATCGGCAGGGTAATATCAGTCGAACTTGAAAGCAACGGTAACGAGTGGATTGTTATTCAGGTTCAATAAAAAAAAGATAAGGAGAAAAAGAAATATGGACAGAAAAGATATTTTGAAGGTAGCCATTGATGCCATTAACGGAAAGGTGCAAGGCTACTCTTTTGAACAAGCCGGTGAAGCGTTGAGGTCCGCACTATTAGAGCTTAACGGCGGTTCAAATAAGATTAACATTAAAACCTTTTATCGCGGCAACGCCTTGTTTGACCTTGTGCAGGAGTTGATTCCAGTGATGATTGAAACCGGCTTGAAGGAGGATAACCCGTTATTTAAGCTTGTCGATTACCGCAACATCGCGCTTGGCGACGTCAACGAATTCCTTTCGGAAGGTACTAACGATTTGGTTGTCTCTAATGTTGCCAAAGGTATTCAGGGTGTTAGAAGGCAACGCTTGATGGGGCGCGAGACGATTCGCATCGAAACCGAATTACGCATCATCAAGGTTTACGAAGGTCTTAACAGATTGCTTGCAGGTCGCGTTACTTTTAGCGAGTTTGTAGATGCCGTGTCTAAGGCATTTAACAAGCAAATGCTTGACGATGCGTACACGGCTATTGAATCTATCAGCGCAAGCTCTGCGGGTATGATGAATTCTAACTTTGTCATTACCGGAAGCTTTGACGAAGAAAGGCTTGTCGAGCTTATCGACAGAATAGAGGCGATTACCGGCAAGACCGCAAGCGTTTTGGGAACCCGTGCCGCACTTAGAAAGGTAAACACCGCGTCGGTTTCCGAGGTTGCCAAGTCAAGCATATACGATATCGGTTATTACGGCAAGTTCAACGGCACCGATATGCTTTCTCTTAAGCAGTCGGTAAAAAAAGACGGCTCCTTCATTTTGTCGGCGGGCCGCATTTATGTTATGGCTTCGGATGATAAACCGATTAAGTTCGTTAACGAGGGTGAGGGTCTTATCATAGAAAATCCTGCGATTAACAACCAAGACCTTACGCAAGAATATGTCTATGCTCAAGGCTACGGCTTAGGCATCCTTGCCGCTGCGCCGCTGGGCATTTACAACATAGCCTAATCAAAACTACACATGCCCGCCTAAAATTCTTAGGCGGGCTTTCAAATCTAAGAAAGGAGAAACATTTTTATGGTTCAAAACGAAACAGTAAAAAAGACAAAGGCTACAAAAGAGCCTGAAATAAGCAAAGAGGAGCTCGCCGATATTATTGATACCGACACTGATACTGTAAAGCTTGATTTTAATAAAGCAAGCGGTGAAATAAAAATCGGCGACAGCGTGCGCGTACTTGTTAAGAGTCTTGTGTTCGGCAAGCTCATCATTAAATTAAATGACGGCGGCACCTATGAATTTAACCGTGCAGGTGAAACGCACGAGATGAGCATGAAAGAACTGCGCGAACTTAAAGCGTCGCAGCTAAGCTTTTTCAAAAATCAGTGGCTGCTTATTCTTGGGGTTTCTACATCGAATACGGCAACCTGCGAAGCAACTCCGGCGGATATTTATAAGAGCGTCGGTGTAGATAATTTTTACCGCAACTACATCGACCCAACGTCTTTTAGGGATATTTGCTCTTTGAAGCCCGGTGAAATTGAAATGCGCACAAAACTTTTATGCACGCAAGCAAAAGACAATTTGTTGGTGGCCTTAAAAAGCTACATCGACAAGGGCGCACTGTCCGACCTTAACCTCATTAAGGCTTGGGAGAAAAACTTAGGATGCGAGCTGTTAAATAAAAGATAATCCAAGGGGGAATAAGCATGGCGACTAAGTTTTCAGAAATCTATGAAAAAGCCGTTTGGAAAGTCCGCGATTACGACAGTCTTGTAAGAACGCCCGAAACCTCGGAAGCCATGTATTTCAACCTTTTGTTAAGCGCCATCGCGGATGTGCAGCATTACACGCCTATACCGCTGACATACAAGAAAGATGGGGATGAATATATTTTTGACGAAGAACTGTCTGCCGAACTGCAAGAACTTTTGGCTCTCGGGGTTGCGGTGAAGTGGTTGGAGCCGCACTTTCTAAACAGCGACGCGCTGAAGAAGGGTATGTTCAATAAGGATTACAAGGACTTCGGGCTGGATGCAGATAAGATTGCCGGCATCTATCATGCCTTGAGGAAACTCTTTGAAGGCAAGGCAAAAACCATGTCTTTTAGGTATTCCAACTTTGACAGGCTCACGCCGAGGCGGGGGTGAGTTATGAGCAATGTATGGGAAACGCAAAAGGATTTTTTGCAACAAGGTATAAAGGCTAACCAGGAAAGCGTAAAACGCATGGCACAAAAATCACTTGGAATTATTGAAAGAAATTCGTCCGCAAGCCAAGAGGAAGCCTTGCGTAACGGTGAGCCGCAACCGATGCTTATCGTGCGCATGAAAACAAAAGAGATTAAGATAACAGCGTTTGTAGGAGACGAACTTTATGTTGGCGACATCGTAGATTGCTTTAGCGAAAAGTGGCTGGTGATGGAAGCCTTCACAAATGAGAACGGAATTCGCTACGGAACGGCTTGGGCGTGTAATCACATTTTCAGATTCCAAAACGGTACGCAAACCGTCTTGGAAAGGCACGGCATTATTGACGACGGCAACTATATAACCGGTGCGAAAGCGTACACGCAACTGCCGCTTGAGCAAGGGTATTACCGCGTCTATTTGCCGCTTGATGAGGACACCAAGAAGATATTCGTTAACAAGCGGTTTGCTATCGGAAATACCTACAACGAGCGTTTAGAGCCCATTCTAAGCGTTATACGCGCTGTTTGGATAGACCCGAAGAGCAGGTGCGTGGGTGACGGCAGTCATTTGTTGTCCATTCGTATGGAGCGGGATGTCCATAACGCGCAAGAGGATAATGCGGAAGAAATGGTGTGCAATTACATCAGCGCCACCGCACCGTCTTCAGATCCGCCGCCCGGAAATCCCGACCCTGACAATCCGATGCTGCGCTGCGTGATAGAGGGCAGAGAGACCGTTCGCATCGGAACGCAAAGAACCTTTACGGTCAAAGTGGTTAACGAAGCGAACGAGGCGGTTGACATAACCGGCGTGGATTTTGTATGGACTTATAACAGCATCGCCGGAATTGTTTTTACGCCAAATGGAACTCAATTAAACATTCAGGTCCCGCTGAACCTTTCGCTTATCGGGAGCGTAATCGAATTGTCGGTTGCGGGCGCCGCCGCCGAATTTATTCCGGGAGTATTGAGCGTGGAGGTGACGGACTGATGGCGAAAACTTATTTAGATGAAATAGTAATTTACCCGCAAAAGGCGATTAACCTTATCGGTGAAAGCAAAGAGTGTGTGGGCTTACTGCTTAACAAAAAGTTTGATTCCGTTACGGAAGACGACTTTGACGACGCGGCAGACCGCCACCTTTTTACTTATCAGTATGTAGATTCCGCAACGCAAACGGCTACCGGTTATGTATGGGCGGAGGTTGATATTCCTAATATCCAAAACCAAAGGATAAAGGATTTAAGGCTGTATATTACCGTTGCGGTTCATAAGCAGTTTATGGCTTTAGACCGTAAAACACATCCCGGAATGGCGGGCAACAGGAGAGATAACCTTGTCTGCCAAATTGACAGGCTACTAAATTTTCAAGACATATTCGGCATAGGTAAGCTTGCCTTAAAAAGTATACGCACTATCAATGCCCCTAACGGATTTGTTATCAAGGAAATTGAGTACGAGATTCCCGACTTCAATTACAGGAGGCTTGAATGAAATTTTCTTATGAGGATTTGCTTAGCGGCGATGTAATCTTTGCTTCAGGTATTGGACATTTTAGGTCTCCAAAGTTAAAGGAATTGAACCCCACAGAGGGCATTGGCATTGCCTTATACAACACTTACTTGGCTGTGCTGTCCTGGGATAAAGAGGATTTTTTAAAGTATATACCTAACGGGCAAGCCGCACTTTTTGATAAGAGCGATAAGCTGAATATGTTCGATATGACGGCAGTTTTGAAAGCGGATTTCCGCGAGCTGTTAAGGTGTGTTCTAGGCTTTTTTATAACGGAAAGCATTGCGTGGGATGAAGCGCAAAAGTGTTTCCTCACATTTAACTGCGAGAATGAACCTGTCGGCAGGATAGACAGAGAAAACTTTGACGACGTGCGGGATATGGCGCTTCAGATGAACTATATGAATTTAGGGAAAGTGGCGGAGCCCAAGCACGCAAGTGCAAAGGCCAAGAAATATTGGGAGATAGAACAGCAGCAGAGAAAGGAAGCCCTAAAGCGTTCCGGCGGCAATAAGCACATGGGTATAGGGAATTTAATCTCAAAGCTCTGTGCCGCGCCAAGCGGATACACCTTCAACAATATTTACGAATTGACGGTTTATCAGCTTTACGACCAGTTTTTTCAGTACAGCCATCTGCGTTCAAGAGACTTAATGGAGAACGCGCACGCCACGCACGGCGGGGATAAATTTAATTACGGGGACTGGCTGAAGCCGATCCCCGAACTATTACAAAAATAAATTGAGGAGATTTAAGATATGGAAAAAAATATTCAGTTTGCCAACAGGTCCGGCTTTAACCTGAAGTTTTACAAGTATGACTCTACACGGGCAGAGTACGGCTATAAATCCGCCGAGCCTCCGCTAGTTGTCGACTTTGTAAACTCTTGTACGCTTGAGACCACGGGCGACACGGTATGGGCCACAGGCGGTCAAGGGTTTAAGAAGCTTATAGGTTTCGATAATCCGCTTGAAGGCACCTTTAACATTGAAACACAAATTACCAACACGCCCGTTTGGGCGATGATTGCGGGGCAGGACCCTGCTAACTTCGACCCGAAGAAAATTAAGTTCACCAATAAATCTGGTAGACGCAAATTCTACTACATAGTGGAATGCGACACCATGTTCATTGACGAGGACGGCATTAACTATGTACAAGAGGTTACGCTGCACAAGGCTTCGGTTAACAGGGCATTCAGCGCCACCTATACGGGCGACGGCGATCCGCAGAGTATTACTATTGTTCTTGATTTGGCTGCAAACGGCGACGAGGACTTGGTTACGATGAGCTTTGAGAGCAGTGAAACGGAGGAAATGCCGGTTGTGCCTATCGTAGTTGATGGAGCTACATTAGCACTCACTATTGATGAGGGTGAAACCAAAACCTTACTTATAGCTGATTATATCAACGAGAACGGCGCAGATGATGTGAAATACACAATTGGCAAGGACAACGACAATGTTGCTATTTCTAAAATTGCTGACGGCGAGTATGAGATTGAGGGCTTAGTAGCCGGTGAAACCGTGGTGACGCTAAATGCGGTACAAAACGGCGAAACCAAAGTCTCCGTTGCCATCACTTTCACAGTCGTAGCTATATAGTGAGATTCAAAAAAGAGTAGAGCCCGCGGCGTAATGCTGCGGGCTTTATTTTGTGAGGAAATTATGGTAAACAGAACAAAATTCAATGTTTCCAAAGATAAACAGAACAGAACCTACGGCGGTATTGAGTTCGACAGCGAGCTTGAAATGCGTTATTACAGGGATATAGTCGAGCCGCTGATTCAAAGCGGGGAAATCGTTGATTGCCAAATGCAGAAGAAATTTGTGTTGCAGCCGGCTTTTAAGCGTAACGGCAAGACGGTATTTGCGATTGAATACAAAGCGGATTTTGTATTGACCTATGAAAATGGAAGGGAAGAAGTAATTGACACAAAAGGCTTTCCCGACGCACAGGCGCTTATAAAAAGAAAGCTGTTTTGGCACTCGTACCCGAACCTGATTTACAGGTGGATCGGTTACAGCCGCATCGATGGGGGCTGGGTTGATTTTGAGATTATTAAGCAGGGCAGAAAAGCCCGGAAAAAATTAAAAAAAGTAAAGGAGGCCTAGATGAAAAGAGAGAACAAAAATAAAGGGCTGCCGGCGGCGCTTGCGAATCTCGTAAAAGAGCATACCAAGCAGCCCGCGCTGATAGAAATCGGCGAAGGCGGCGAAAAGTTTACCATTACGATTTATCCGATGGTATCGGCGACGGCAAGGGCGGGGGCTATCTTAAATGCCGCGCAATTAGTCTTCAATGAATTTGATAAAACCGTAGAAGGGTATATGCCGGCGTTTTTAGAGCTTGCTGGTAGGTATGGGGTAGTGCTTTGCTATACGGATTTTAACGCGGGGGAGGAGCTAGAGCTGGAACAGGCATGGGCGGTGCTTATGTACACGCCGATTTATGAAAAGATTGCTGGGCATGTAGGTGAAGACGAGATAGCGGAATTCAGAAAGCAATTAAAGGAAATGATAGACGCCCGTCTGCAAGAGCGAATCCACATGGTCAACTTTGACCGTATTGTCGACAGACTGGGCGGTTTATTTGACCGCTTCGGCGAACAGTTTAAGGATATTGATGTGGAGAAAACGCTGAAACAATTCGAGGGACTGCCGAAGAAGCTCGGCGGACTTAAAGGCTTCGGGCTCGAAAATATAATCAAAACCTTTATTGATTCGGGCGGCAAATTACAGACGGAAGACCCTCAGTAGAAAGGAGAAATTTTATGATGGAAATTGTCAACGCAATAGCAACCTTCGGACTTATTCCCGTCGTAGTTGCTTTTTTTATTTACTACGTTATCAGGGCGCGAAAGTCCCAGGATAAAATGCAAGACACACTAAGCGAAACAATGAAGCGGTACGATACCGAAAACGGGAAAAGGAACAAGGAAATGCTGGACACGATCCTTCAGCTTGCCGGACGCGTTGATAACATTAAAGACGGAGTCGTGGACGTTGCGGAGAATACCAAAACCGTTCACAGTAAGGCGGAGGAAGACGAAAACACGAAACTAAACTTAAGCATAACACAGTGGCTCAATAAACTGGTGGCTGACACTAAGGCGAACCATGCGATTTATGTTGTGTTTCATAACGGCGGGCGCATGAACACGCACCGTTATATGCAGCGTATGTCTATCTCTCACGAAAGCTTTGACAGATACACGGCGCCGCTGATGGGCGACTTGCAGAACTTTCCCCGAACATACCTGCCCGTCACGATGAAGGAAATAAACGAAAAAGGTTATAGGTACGTTAATGATATTGCAGATTTAGAAACATCCGATCCCAACGTGTTCAACCTTTGCACGCCGCGTGGTATTAAGTCCTTCGGGATTCAGGCGGTTAAAACTTCCGATAAAACCTGCTTAGGCTTTGTGGTTTTAGAGTTTAAAAACGAAACCGACTGTGTCGGAAACAAGGCAATTCAAAAGTCGTTGCGAGACGTAGCTATCAAAATCGGCACGGCGCTTGAGATAACGGCATAGGAGGCGGTGTAGTGTATGTTGGAGGAATCGTGGCTTTTAGAACAGATAAAAAAGTACGCCGCTTCGCCCGAGGGCCGAAAACAAATTAAAGAAAAGACCGGCATAGACTATGACCCGAAAAGCGACAAGAGTATTTCGCAGTCCAATATGCAAAAGTACGCAGAGAAGATGCGGACAATTTTGTGGCGGCGCATAAACAAAGAGGTTAAGAGTGTTTCAAAAGACGATATCCTAATCGAGCCGCCGACGACAAACGACAAGGGCGAGGTGATAATAACTTTATCATTCCGCCCGGGGTCGATGTTCAGACCTTCGCTACAGCCCGATGAGTATCCGGAAGGTGTTCAAAACATCCTCCTTCATTTTACACACGGTTGGTCTGCAAGACGCCGAATCAGGGGCGAATGGCGCGGGGAAAAGGTGTGGAGCCGGAAATTCCATTGCGGCTCATCTTTTATGCAGCAAGCGGTAGACGAGTTCAATTCATCGGTAAAGGGCGTTGCAACCGCCGAATTATCCGATGAGTACAAAAAATAATTTTTAAGGAGAAAAATTTATATGTCAGTAAGTGAAATTTTTAACATCATCCTAGCGGTGGTAGCGGCGGTTTTGACTTGCTTTGAGTGCCGTTCAAGCATTAAAAACATCATTGTCAGCACGGCAAACGAGGCAATCAACTTTGCCGAGAACAAGAACCTGTCCAGCAGCGAAAAAATGGACAAGGCAATCGGCTTTGTGGAATCCAAACTGCCCGCAGTTTTCAAACCGTTTGTGACAAAGGAGTTCATAAGAAAAATCATACAAGCCGCATTCGATAAGGTGGCGAAGTTTGTTTCGACGCAGGATTACAAGAACAAGAATTAAGAAGGTGCCACCGAAAAAGGTGGCATTTTTTTGACTATCATCAATGAAAATAGGAGGTTTACGCTATGGCAACCGAAAGAAATGTCGTAGGGATTAAGTTCGGCGTTTTCGGGCGCGGTTCAATCAGCGGAGACTCAGGCGCTCGCATTTTGCGGCAGCTAACCGAAATTGTTGA